AAGGTGACGATCAGCATCCGGTCGATGCTGGCACCACACTCCACAATCAGGCGCACGATGCGCTCCACCAGCACGGCCGTTTTTCCACTGCCCGCCGCAGCCGATACCAGCAGTTCGCGGTTGCCGGCCTGGATGGCGGCTTCCTGCGCAGGGGTAAAGCGCATGTGCATCGCTCCTTTCCGAGATGAGGATATGCGCTATTGTACCGTAAGCGCGGGCCGAATGCAAATGTTTCACGTGAAACTCTGCTGCCTCCCGATGGCGGGATTTGTCGGGTTTTGGGAGAAATCATTTGCCCTTGCGCCCGTCTTCATGGTATAATACCGCTGTTATCCTCAAATACTTCCAACTATCAAGGAGGATTCATATGCCCACTACCGCATTCGATGTGGAATCCATCAAGCAGAGCATTGTAGGCAAGCTGCAGCGCTATAATGGCGTTACCGTGCAGGAAGCCACCCCGCAGCAGCTCTACAAGGCGGTCGCCTCTACCGTACGCGACCAGATCATGCAAAAGTGGATGGTTTCCCGCCGCCTGCGTGATGCCAAGCGCAAGCGCCTGTATTATTTGTCGGTTGAATTTTTAACCGGCCGTTCCCTCAATTGCAACCTGATCAACCTTTGCTCGCAGGAAAACTACGCTAAGGCGCTTAGCGAGCTGGGCATCGACCTGCAGACCATCCTGCCGGAGGAGCCCGAACCCGCGCTGGGCAACGGCGGTCTGGGCCGCCTGGCCGCCTGCTTTCTGGATAGCCTGTCCAGCCTGAACATTCCGGCCATGGGCTGCACCATCCGCTACGAGTATGGTCTGTTCCGCCAGAAGCTGGTGGAGGGCCAGCAGGTGGAGCTTCCGGATAACTGGCTGCAGAACGGCAACGTCTGGGAAGTCGCCCGTACCGAAGATACCTGCACCGTGGAGTTCAACGGCCATGTGGAGGAGGGCGAGGAAAACGGCCGACAGGTCTTTAAGCTCGTGGACACCTATCAAATCGACGCCGTGCCCTATGATATGCCCGTGGTGGGCTACAACAACGATTGCGTCAACACGCTGCGCACCTGGTCGGCCCGCAGCCGCGCCAATCTGGACCTGACGCACTTCGGAGAGGGTGAATACCTCAAGGCCATGGAGGAAATGCAGATGGCCGAGGTGATCTCCAAGGTGCTCTATCCCGAAGATAAGCACTACGAGGGCAAGATGCTGCGCCTCAAGCAGCACTACTTCTTCACCAGCGCCACCCTGCAATATGCGATCAAGAATTTCAAAAAGCACTTTGGCAACAACTTTGATCTGCTGCCGGACAAGTGCGTATTCCACATCAACGACACGCATCCGGGCCTGGCGATTCCCGAGCTGATCCGTCTGCTGATCGATCAGGAGGGCCTTTCCTGGGAAATGGCGCAGCGCATCACCTACCGCTGCATGGCCTACACCAACCATACCGTCATGGCCGAGGCGCTGGAGCGCTGGCCCGTCGATATGATGAAGCAGACGCTTCCCCGCATCTACATGATCCTGGAGGAGCTGAACCGCCGCATGTGCGCCGAGCTGTTCAAAAGCTATCCCGATCAGTGGGAGCGCATTGGCCACATGGCCATCATCGGCTACGGGCAAGTGCACATGGCCAACCTGTGCGTGGCCATGTCCTTCAGCGTCAACGGCGTGAGCCAGCTGCATGGAAAGATCCTGCAGGACAGTCTGTTCCACGATTACTGGCTGCTCAACAAGGGCAAGTTCAGCGCCATCACCAACGGCATCACCCACCGGCGGTGGCTGGTGGAGGCCAATCCCGCGCTGACCTCGCTGCTCAAGGAGGCCATTGGCCCCGGTTTCGTGGCCGACGCCTCAAAGCTGTCGGACCTGCTTCCTTATGCGGATGATCCCGCCTTCCGCGACAAGTTCGCCGCCGTGAAGCAGCACAACAAGGAGCGCCTGCAAAAGCTGGTCAAGGACCGGCAAAACATCGACATCGATACCAGCTATGTCTTTGATACCCAGGCCAAGCGCCTGCACGAGTACAAGCGGCAGATGCTCAATGCCCTGCACATCCAGGTGCTTTACAACCGCATCGTGGACGATCCCAACTTCACCATGCCGCCGCGCCTCTTCCTCTTCGGCGCCAAGGCCGCTCCCGGCTATATGCGCGCCAAGCAGACCATCCGCTACATCAACGCCCTGGCGGATCTGATCGACAAGCATCCGCGCGCCCGGCAGATGATTAAAATTGTCTATATCGAAAACTACGACGTTTCCACCGCGGAAATTCTGATTCCCGCCAGCGAGATCAGTCAGCAGCTTTCTACCGCGGGCAAGGAGGCCAGCGGCACCGGCAACATGAAATTCATGATGAACGGCGCCGTGACGCTGGGCACCATGGACGGCGCAAATGTGGAAATCTATGAGCAGGTGGGCATTGACAACATCTACATCTTCGGCATGCGCGCCGATACCGTGGAGGGCATGTACCGCGAGCGCACCTACAATCCCATGAACATCTTTGAAACCAACCACGAAATCCGCAAGGCCATGAGTCAGTGGCTGGACGGAACGCTCTTCCCCAATGAACCTCTGGCCATGCAGGATCTGTATCACACGCTGCTGGTGGGAGATTACGGCGGTATGCCGGACAGCTATTTCGTCCTCAAGGACTTTGGCAGCTACTCCATGGCCAACCGCCGCATGATGGAGGACTACCAGAACCGCGACAAATGGCTGCGCATGGCCGTCATCAACACGGCCAAGTCCGGCTTCTTCAGTTCGGACCGCACCATTCGCCAGTATAACGACACCATCTGGCACATTCAGGACAGCGTTCCCACCCCGTAAAAAACCCACAGTTCAAAGCGCCATGCGCCCGTGTGCATGGCGCTTTTGCTTCCATATCTTTGAGAAATAATTTTGGGAGTATTCCACAAAGATTGCGGTAGTTTGTTGAGAGTATCATTAAATGCAGAAGAAACCGTTACGGTTTTTCCTGCATTATTTTTTTATCCGAAGGCAGGCGGAAGGAGGTTAAAACATTGAACGGATACAGTTATTTGACGCTGGAACAGCGCCGCGAGATCGAAAGAATGTATGCAGAGGGTGAACGCGTTGTTGACATTGCCGCCCGTCTGAAAAGGAGCGCCGCCGCTATCTACGAAGAGTTGAAGCGCGGCTATACGGGAGAGTTTGACGGCTACGCCCGCCCGAAGTACAGCGCCGATCTTGCACAAGCGACGGTGCAAGAGAATTTCCGACGCAGAGGAAACCGACGCGGCGCGAATTGCTGAAATACGAAAGGAGCTATTCAATATGAAAATGAAGAGGATCGCAAACAACGTGGCGCTTCAAACGATCGGCTACGTAATTAGCGGATTTACGAACGTGTATATCTACGTTCGGGAATGCGGCTATCAGAAGCGGGACATTTACAGGGGCTTGTATAAGCACTTCGCGCACGACGAAATGAACAAATACGCATATTGCAAGATCACGGAGCTTCGCGCCGATGAAAACGTGCTTTACATCGGCATTGAAGAGTAACGCGGGAAAGGAGCTATTCGGAATGAGTACAACACGATACAAAATCCGTTTATGGGAATACGACGGCGAAGCGTCAGTCGCAAACGCCGTTACCTTCGACAGCTTCGCAGAAGCGGAAGCGCGGTTCAATGATCTTCGAGTTTCGGAGGAAATGCCGTGCGTTGAGTTCATCAAAGAGCGGATCGCGAACGGGTGCATTATCGGCGACGAAGTTTTGAACGTTCGGCAGTTCGCTTCGGTATTTGACGCTATCACGAAGGACAAGCCAACGCTGGCGGGCTTCCTTCGTTCCCTTCCGGTCATAGAAGCGCCGTGGGACGCGGCTTTTCAGAAGCGTTATTGCTCTTCCTGCACGGCGGAGAATTGCGACGCTTGCGCGAATGAGCAGTTCCGGAACAATCCGGAATGGTGGCTTTCCCTTCCGGCGGCGGAGGTGGAACAATGACGGCGGATCGGGCGCGCGGGGCGCTTGCCGTCCTGCAAGACGCGGACGGGAAGTTTATTTGCGAAGTGCCTTGCGGTTACATAGTCGAGCAGACAGCCAGCGCACACAAGCCCCGGCGGATACAGGCACAACGACGGCGGCGGGCAATGCTTCGCCGTCGCGTCGCCCTTACGGTTGCGTTGCTGACCGTCGCCGCCCTTCTTGCGGCGCTTATGCCGTGGAGCGGGAGCGGTGCGGCGGACAAGCCGAAGGATACGACCGCCGGAACGCTTGAAGAGGTACACCAGCCGACCGCCGTTCTTCTTCCTTCGAGCGGGACGGTGGCGGGATATGTGCCGAACGCGGCGGAGGTTGAAGCCCTTGCAAAGCTGATCTACGGCGAAGCGGGGATCGTTCCTTCTACGACGGAGCAAGCGGCGGTTGTATGGTGCGTTCTGAACCGCGTTGACGATCCGCGCTTCCCCGACACGGTGCTGGAGGTTATCGAAGCGCCCTATCAGTTCAGCGGCTACGATCCCGAATATCCCGTGAAAGAGGAATTCGCCCTTCTTGCGGCGGACGTGCTGACACGATACCGCGCGGAGCGGGACGGCGAAGAAAACGTCGGGCGGGTGCTTCCGGCGGAATACTGCTTCTTCACGGGCGACGGGCGGCGCAATCACTTCACAATGGAATGGAAAAGTACGGATTGCTTCGGCTGGACGCTTGAAAGCCCGTACACAGATTAAGGGAGGGACACACAATGAAGGACAACAAAAGCGGCTGGCAGTTCCCGAAGGCGCTTGAAATTATCAAGTGCAAGGAAGGAAACAAAGAGTTTATGAAGGAACGTCCGGCGCGCCGCCCGTTCGGAAACACCGTGCTTATTTGCGAATATCCGATCGACGACACGGCGGCGGAAGAGCCGAACGCGAAGTTGATTACATGGCGGCTTGCGAAGCGCGCCGCGCGGGACTTCTTGCGCGTTTCCTTTATGCCTTCGGCTATCGTATCGGCGGCGACGCATGGCGGGAAAACCGCCGTCCGCGTCTACGGTAAATATTAAATCACACGAAAGGAGCTATTCAATTATGTTCAACAAGAAAAAGACAGAATGCCGCGTTTGCGGCTATCGCTTCACACCGGAGCGGGAAAACATCTACACGGCGGAAGAACCGCGTTCTATGGCGGATATGCTGACGAAACCGCCGGCGCGCTTTTCGGCGGTTGATTGCCCGATTTGCGGTTGCCAAATCGCGCTGGCGATCCGCGTTCCCCGCGTTGACATTTCGGACAATGCGGAACGGCACGACGCGGACGCGCTCAACATTCCCGCTTCACCGTATCCGGACGGGGACAAAGGCGTTCTGGCTTGCCCGAATTGCGGAAGCGGTGAATATCTGCACAACGCAGACGAAAACGAAAACGCTTTTTGCGGGCAATGCGGACAGGCTATCAAGTGGGGGTGCGAAGATGAAGATTAAAAGTATCGCCGCTATCTGCAAGAAGAACAAGAATATTGCAATCTTCGAGCGGTACAGCGACGACGGCGACATATTAACGCAGTACATCGGCGACGGATCGGCGGTTTATCCGGTTATCGGGCTTCCGCCGCTTGACGCGGAAAGCCTTTTAACGATCTTCGACGTTCCGGAGAAAGACCGCGATAATTACTTCGTGAAAACGCTGGGCATTCCGGCGGGTATCAGCTTCGAGGATACCGACGCGACGGAAAGACAAGTCGAGCGGGAAGGAATATCAATCATCTATTCCGGACGAACCTTGAAGCCGATCCACACAACGCGCGGGCTGGTATTCATCGAAAGCCGCTATCTTGCGCCCGTTGCTGACGTGCTGGACGTGCTGGAGCTTTACGAACGCCGCACGACGGACGACGCGCCCTACATTGTAGCGAAGGCGGGCTTCCTGCTTCAAGCGGTGATTATGCCCTATGACGTTATCAACCAGCAGTTCGTGGAGAGCTTGCAGGACTTAACGCGGGAATGCGAATTTTCCCTTTCCGAGAAGGAACGCAGGGAACGCGAAGCCCGCGACCGCTTCACATTCACCGAACCGGAACAATGTTCCTTGAACGTCGATCCGAACACGGGTGAGGTTGTCGAGGAAAGCGAGGTGGCGGACGAATGAACGCGGCGCTTCTATCCTCTAAAAATATGTGCTGGTGTACGCCGCAAGACTTCTTCGACAAGCTGAACGCCGAATTCGGCTTCGTGCTTGATCCGGCGGCGACCGACAAGACGGCGAAATGCTCTTTGTATTACACGCCGGAAACGGACGGGCTTTCACAAAGCTGGGATCGCGGCGGCGCGGTATTCTGCAATCCGCCTTACGGACGCGAGATCGGCAAGTGGGTTCAAAAGGCTTTCGAGGAAGCGCGGGGGGGGTATCCGATTGTTTTACTTATCCCAGCGCGGACAGACACAGCATATTTTCACGATTACATTTACGGGAACGCGGAAATCCGCTTCGTGCGCGGGCGGCTACGGTTCACGGACGACGACGGGAACGCCGCCGATCCAGCGCCCTTCCCTTCAATGGTAGTTATCTATAACGGGGAGCGGGTGAAGAATGAATAACCGACAGGAAAAGCCGCCCTTGAAGTGCTTGTTGGGCATTGATCCGGAGAAAACGCAGAAATGCAAGCCTTCGGAATGCGCTTCTTGCGGCTGGGAAGCGGCAGAAGCCGCACGGCGGCGGGAGTACGTGAAGGAACACGGCTTGACGCTATGCGCCGACGGCTTCCGGCGGCTGATTATTAGGAAGGAGAAAGACATGGCAACACCTTATAAGGAATGCCCGCTTTGCGGCGCACATCTTGACAGCGGCGAAAAGTGCGAATGCCGCGCAGAGGAAATCGAAGCGAAGAATTCGCAGAAATACGCTTGCGGGCTTACGGAACAGGACGTTGAAAGCGGCTGGGAATGCCCGCTTGATAATCCGAACGAAACCGTCGAACGGTGCGAAGATTGCGCTTTTGCAAAAGAAACCGATTGAAAGAGAGGGTAAAAGACAATGACAGGAATTAACGAGGTTGCGAAGGAAATTCACGAAAACGCCCGCGCCCACGGCTGGTGGGACGAAGAACGCGGCTTTCCGGAGGTTTTAGCGCTCATTCATTCGGAGGTATCCGAAGCGCTGGAGGAATACCGCAACGGACACGGCGCAACGGAAATCTATTTCAGCGACAGCGGCAAGCCAGAAGGTATCCCCACGGAGCTTGCGGACGTGATTATTCGCGTTCTTGATTATTGCGGATACGCAGGGATCGACATTGACGCGGCGATCTCACAGAAGCACGAATACAACAAAAGCCGCCCGTATCGGCACGGCGGCAAGAAGTGTTAATCATGGCGGAGCGGAAAAACTGCCTTCCGTATTATATCGCGGGTGAGTTTGAAGGTATCGCCGTACTGGAAGCCGCGACAAGCGGGCTTCAAAGTGCCGAAGTATCAAACATGGAAAGCGCCATCGAATATCTGCACCGGAAGCAGAACGGCGGCGGGGGTTCTTGGTGGTACAAGCATATTCAACGAGCGGGCGCAGACAGCGCCGCAGGAAAGGAGCTATTCAATATGAAAGAGAACAAACACGGCTTCGAGCCGAAACAGGAATTCACAATGGGCGGGATCGCTTGGACGGTCATTCAGACGGGCGCGGATTGGGTGAAGTGCATTGCTTCCGATTGCGTCGAGGAACGCGCCTTCGATGAAGGGAACAAGAACGACTTTGCCGCTTCTTCCCTTCGCGCCTATCTGAACGGCGAATTCTTGCGCCGTCTGATTAAGGCGGGCGCGCCGGAAGAAATGTTCGAGTATTTCAACATCGACTTGACCGCCGACGACGGCTTGAAGAATTACGGCGGCGATCGCGTCCGGATCGGGCTTATCACTTGCGAGGAATACCGCCTTTTGCGCGGCAACATTCCGGCGCTTCCGGATCGTTGGTGGTGGACGGCTACACCGGACAGCCCGATAAATTCTTTCGTCCGCAACGTCGATTCGGACGGCTCTTTGGACGGCAGCTACGCGTATTACGGCCCCCGGGGCGTTCGCCCGCTTTGCAATCTCAAATCTGAAATCTTGGTATCGTACTTAAACGGCGAGAACGCAGAGGAACAGAAGAAGCGCGCCGAAGCCGTCGATATGATGAAGCATATTGCCGCCGCGTGGGACATCGACGCGGAAGAAGTTTTCGGGAGGGCTGACGAATGACAATGTATCAATTCATGGTGAACGCCTTTTATATGCTTTGTGGCGTTGCTTGCGTCGCCGCTTCCGTTGTGATCGTCTACATCGTTTTGAACGTGCTTTTCAGAGCGCTTCGGAGGGGCGGCGGGAACAATGGCAGATATTAAGATCGACGAAGAATTGCTTTTGCGCGCAGGGCTGGGGATCGGCTACGCGTTCGCGCCCTTCTTTCGGGGCATTATGAACGGCGTTGAAGATTACACGATCGAACAGGCGGCGCGGGAAATGCAGGAAGAACACGACGCGCAGGAAGCCGAAGAGGGATTGAAACGTCCGGTTGAAAAAACGCTGATCGGCGATTGCCGGAAGTGCTGGTGCGATCAATGCGCGAAGCTGGAACAATGCGTTCACTTACGCGAAGGCGCGCTTCCGGACGGGGTACGCCCGTTCCCTTGCGTCGGGTGCGC